GATGGTACAAGAATTCTAGAACAAATCCTTCCGTTTTTCACACCCGATTGGACACCGACTGTCAATCTTGTTCCAGAAATGAACATTACTATGGACATACCTGTGGTTCTTCAAGATGTTATATCACAGGACACGTACGAAGCAAATTTTGAACAAAGACGGGCACTGACATGGACATTAACTTTTATGGTAAAGGGATACGTGTTTGGCCCAGTGAAAAAAGCAAATGTTATCAACATCGCAAACACAAATTTCTACGATGCTACGTTGTTTGATAACATTGATGATGCGCCTGGGGAAGCTGAATTGCTTGAACGTGTAACAATAACACCAGGACTGACATCGTCGGGTGAGCCAACTTCAAACGCTTCTTTATCAATTAACAAAGACAGTATAAAATCGACAGATAATTATGGATACATCATCACAACAACAAATTGACGATAAAATAGCAGATAGCCTTGGGTTAGAACCACTCAACAACAATCAAAAGCAATTACCAGTATCAATCGAACCTACTGTCGAAGCTGATTTTGATTATGCTCGTGGTAATATAATTGTAGCAATTGAAAAGGGACAGGAAGCACTTAGTGACATGTTGCAAGTAGCTCAACGATCGCAATCACCTAGGGCATTCGAAGTTGTTTCTGATCTTGTTAAAACATTATCTCAAACAAACAAAGATCTTCTCGAGTTGATGAAACAAAAGAAAATTATCGAAAACAGTGATGGGCCAAAAACTGTAAACAACAATTTGTTTGTTGGTAGTACTACTGAGCTTTTAAAATTAATGAAAAAACAAGATGAATAACAATGCATATCATGGAAACCAACATCTAAAAAAAACCGATGTTCTCATTGAATTTACACGTGAGAATATTAAAGAGTTTGGTAAGTGTAGTCGTAGTCCGATATATTTCATTGAGACGTATGTAAAAATTGTCAACGTCGATCAAGGGTTGGTTAATTTCAAACCCTACGAATATCAGAAAGAAATTATTGAGACGTCTGTAAATAACCGATTTGTAATATGTAAATTACCCAGGCAATCGGGAAAGGCTCTTCCCCTTGACACCCCAATCCTTACACCTTCAGGATTCAGACAATTAGGGGAGTTAAAAGAAAACGATTTAATATATGGCCCCGATGGTAAAGAGACACGAATAACGTTTATCACAGAAACAATGTATGATCACGAAATATATGAGTTAGTGTTTGATAATGGAGATATCGTTCGAGCAGATAAAGACCATGTGTGGGAAGTCAACAGTACAAATTGGACAGCAGGATCTCGTAATCTAACGACAGAGCAGCTGAAATCTTATTTAGCACACTCTAACAAGCCATACATTAATTTTACACTTCCTTTACAATCGTCTACAAAGAAGTTACCAATAGATCCGTATCAGTTAGGTATGTGGATAGGTGATGGTGCAACAAACGGAGCTACTATCACATGTTGTAAAGATGACCTATCTTTTTATCAAACGAAAATTGATATAGGACACGTATGGTATGATTCGCGCAACTCGAATGTTGCATATTTCACGTTGCCTGCTGGTCAAAAGGCTATTAGAGAGGCTAATCTACTAGGAAACAAACATATTCCCAGTGAATACTTGTTAGCCAGCTTCGATCAAAAATTAGAACTGCTTAGAGGATTGATGGATACAGACGGGTCAGTTGTTAATGGCAGCGGATCTTGCGAATTTTATCAAAAAAATGAAAACATTGTTAATCAGGTGAGAACACTTCTAGCATCAATGGGTATTAAGTCACGAAAAAGGTATAGGATTATTAACGATATCAATTATTGGACAGTATCCTTCACAACAACGCATTGTGTATTTGCCCTTCCTCGTAAGGCTGCTAAGCAGCGATGTCTAGATCACCCTAAGAATAACCGGTTATACATTAAGCAGATCAATCGAGTTGATTCGGAACCGGTACGTTGTTTACAAGTTGATAACGATTCTCATTTGTTTCTGTGTGGAGAAACGTTAATACCCACACACAACACGACATCAATTGTTGGATTGATGCTGTGGTATATTCTATTTAATGAAGATTACTCAATAGCAATTCTTGCTCATAAACTTACCCAAGCACAGGAAATTATGTCAAGAATTCAACTTGCCTATGAGAATCTTCCCAAGTGGCTGCAACAAGGTATTGTTGAGTGGAACAAGCGAAATATTGAGCTTGAGAATGGTTCAAAGATTATTGCTTCTTCAACAACATCGAGCGGTGCTCGTGGGGGAAGTTATTCACTACTGTATCTTGATGAGTTTGCCTTTGTTCCAAACAACATGCAAGAGAAATTCTTTAGTTCAACATATCCAGTTATTTCGTCTGGTCAAACAACAAAAGTTTTAATCACTTCAACACCTAATGGTCTGAATCTGTTTTATAAGTTGTGGAGAGATTCTGAACTTGGTCGGAACGACTACAAAAGAATATCAATATTGTGGTCGGATACACCTGGACGTAATCAGAAATGGAAAGAAGAAACAATACGGAACACTAGTGTTGAACAGTTTCGGGTTGAGTTTGAAACTGAATTTGTTGGATCGTCATCAACATTGATTCATCCGGATGTTTTGCGATCATTGGTGTATGAACAGCCTATTAAAATACAAAATAGTACCAAGATATATGAAGAACCAAAAAAGAATCATGTTTATTTTACTACTGTCGATACAGCAAGAGGATTAGGGAACGACTATTCTGTCATTACAATATTCGATTGTACACAATTACCTTATAAGGTCGTAGCCATCTATAGGTCCAATGATATATCCCCTCTCCTGCTACCAGCAATTATACAGTCAAATAGTGAAAATTACAACAGTTCATATGTTTTAATTGAAACAAACGATATTGGCCAGCAAGTAGCTGACATTCTTCACTATGATCTCGAGTATGAAAACATGCTAAGAATAAGTACGGACGATCGATCTGGTGTACAAGTTCTTAGTGGAGGTTTTGGTCAAGTAACAAAATTGGGGTTGAGAACAACGAAACAAACAAAACGTTTTGGGTGTTCAAACCTAAAATCATTAGTTGAAAATCAAAAGTTGATTTTGAACGACGACACAATTATATATGAGTTGATGAGGTTTGTTGCCATAAATAATTCTTATCAAGCAGAAGATGGCAATGATGATACAGTAATGTGTTGTGTGTTGTTTGCCTGGATGACACAACAGCAATATTTTAAAGATTTGACTAATATTGATGTCAGAAAGCTTCTACAACAAGAAAAACAGCCTGAAATCGACGAAGAAGTGGTGTCGTTTCTCGTTTCAACTGAAGATGACATTGATTCCTCAGTTGTTCTTTCGGTCAATAACGACAAGTGGTTGATGTTTCCTTCATAAAACTTCAAAATTATAAATATAAACATCATGAGAAATACCGATAAATACAACGTTTTTGAGGAGAAATGATATGCCATTTCAAGTTAGTCCAGGTGTGAATGTAACAGAAATTGACCTTACTACTGTCGTTCCAGCAGTTTCGACAACAGAGGGTGCTATTGGCGGCGTGTTTAAATGGGGCCCTGTTAACAAAAGAGTTTTGATTAGTTCTGAACAAGAACTAGCTGCTCGTTTCGGGAAACCCGCAACATTCAATGCCGAAACTTTTTTTACGGCTGCAAACTTTTTGTCTTACGGAAACAAACTGTATGTTTCACGTGGAGCAAACACAACAAGCAATCAAGACATTGTGCTGTTGTTTCCTAACCCTGCTAAATTTCAATCAGGGTTGACTGTTTACCAAAGGGATGAAACCGGAGCAAACATTGCTGTTGGTGTTGCTACAGCAGCTAATGCTACTTCGTTGACAATTAATGCTACAAGTATACAAGGTTCGTTCCAAACATACACAGGCTCAAACACCAATCTGATGTTGATTGGTGGTAGCAATACAAGCGTAATCGACACTGTGCAAGAAGACGACACTGTTTCTCGTAACGCTGTTGCTCTTTCGAACAATTACAATCTGATTCAAGGTGGTACACTTACCACGTTGATTACAAAAAACGAAGATGATTATAACGCTAAAGACGATCTTGGCGAATATGCCACGGATTCGAACGTGTTGTATGTTGCAAAATATCCAGGTGCAGTTGGTTCTTCGTTGAAAATTTCGGTGTGTGATTCACCTGAAGCATTCCAATCGACATTGAACACACAAAGCTCAAATACGTATGTTAATAACAGCGTCAGCGATGTGTCAGTTTCGGTCGGAAGCAACACCTTGTTGTTCCGTTGTGGTGTTGCTGAAGCTTCGAACACTACAATGCGTGCAGTTACAAACACTGTAATTACAACAATACGTAATGGAATTACAGTTGGTGATGTGATTGTTTTGGGCAATACAACAGTTGGCTTGCAATACAATAAAGTAACAGGGGTTGGAGGATTGGAAGTGAATTCGACTCACTCCTACACTAGTGTTTCCCTTGAAGATGTTCTGCAACTGTCGAGCGATTTTTCAAACCAAAGCGTAACGAGACATTGGGAATATTTCAACAGTGTTGATAAGAGTGTTGATACATCGACATTTGTTGCAACTCAAGGCAACACTGCTGCGAAGGATGAAATCCATGTTGTCATTGTTGATCAAGATGGTTTGATCACAAGCGTTCCTGGCACAATTCTTGAAGTATATGAAGGATTGTCTCGTGCTACGAATGCAAAAACAAACGATGGAGCCACGATTTATTACAAAGATGTGATCAATCTTAACTCTCCGTATGTGTGGTTTGCCAACGATCGTGCAAACGCAGCATCGGCAACAGCATTGGAAGTTGCTTCTTCGACAAACACTCTTCCTTACACTGGATCGTTCATCAGAGGTAAAGATGGTAAAGATGAATCGTCATGCTCGCTGAATGTACTTACACAGGCATACGATTTGTTTGCATCGGCTGAAGAGGTTGATGTTTCGTTGATCCTTCAAGGCAAAGCACGTGGTGGTTCGTACGGTGAACAGCTTGGTAATTACATTATCGATAACATATGTGAATCGAGAAAAGATTGCGTAGCTTTCATTTCTCCTGAACGTGCCACTGTTGTATCGAATGCTGGAGACGAATCAAACGATATTGTGACATTTAGAAATGCATGTCGTTCAACATCGTATGCAGTTATTGATTCTGGCTACAAATATCAATACGACAAATACAACGACGTGTACCGCTATGTACCACTGAACGGTGATATGGCTGGTCTTACTGTACGTACAGATCAGACACGTGATCCTTGGTGGTCGCCAGCTGGTTTGAATCGTGGTCAAATCAAGAACATTATCAAACTTGCATACAATCCGAACAAAGCAAACCGCGACATTCTTTACAAGAGTGGCATCAACCCTGTTGTGACATTCCCAGGTCAAGGAACTGTGTTGTTTGGTGACAAGACTATGCTTTCAAAACCAAGTGCGTTTGATCGGATTAACGTGCGTCGTTTGTTCATTGTTCTTGAGAAGGCAATTGCAACTGCAGCGAAATTCACGTTGTTTGAATTCAACGATTCTTTCACACGTTCACAGTTTAGAAATCTTGTTGAGCCGTTCTTGCGTGATGTTCAAGGTCG